TTTTGCCTAGTCCGAGAATACGGTTGGCAGCGGTGAGTAACGCGGATCGAGCAGCGCGTAGGCGTAGACCGAGTTGGCCGCGCCGGGATCGCTCGCGTTCACGGTCACGCAATCGAATCCGTTCGCCAGATCCATGCACAGCTCAGGCACGATCTCGAAAACGACGCATTGCGTCACGCTCTGAGTAGCCGCCTGCTGGTAGGATTTGGCCGCAGTTGCCGCCGTGAGCAGATTCGACGTGCCGAACCCGTCCGAATACCAGATCGGGACGTTGTTGGTCATTGCCTTCTCGCCCGTGCCTGCCGCCGAGCCCGCGTTGCCGCTCGACTGAGCGAGAGTCCACGTGCATTGAGTCGCATCCGCGCCCTTGCGGTTCACGCACACGATCAGGCAACGGCTCACATTCTTGAGCGAGATGTTGATCCCATTCATGGCCCCACCGCCGACCGCGCTCGGCACGAGCTCCGCGATGAAGTTGGCTTCCGCTGAAAGGAAATTGTTCACAGTTCCTCCTATGCCAGCACCGTGGGCGACGCCTCGTTGCCATACCGCGGCCCCGAAAGGATCGCCACAACGGATGCGATGACGGAGTTGACGCCGTTTGTCAGGTTGACCTCGACCCATTCGTAGCCGTCCGAGAGTTCCGAGTGATCGAGTTCAATGACGTAGAAGATGTTGTTGTTCGCGCTCGGCGTGGTGCCGGCTGTGGCAACCGCCGTGCGAACACCGAGCACGTCGCCGGCGTCGGTCTCCTGCGCGTAGATGAAGTGGGCAATGGCTGTCGCCGTGCCGCCCGTCGCGGCCGTGCATTTCTTCACCGTGATCTTCGTGAACGCCGCGGCGCTCACGCCGATCTGCACGATGATGCTGGCGTGCGACCACTTCGACATGCTGAATCGGTCGCCGTCCTTGCCACCCGAGATATCGATGGGCGGCAGAACATTGACGACGTGTCCTTCCTCCGCAACCACGAATCTGCTCATGGAATCCCTCCTTAGCTCCTGGTCGCCAGGACAACGAAAGGCCCGACCGTGCTGGACGAATCCTTCGGGGTGAGTGCCGCATTCCACGCCGGTTGGCCGTCGCAGCGGAAGACGATGCGGAAAACAGTCTCGTCATAGATGAACTGCACGTGGATCGAGGACGCGAGCTGCGGCCCGCCTTTGGTCGCCATGAGGTATTCGCCGAAATCTGCGAGGATGATATCGCCCGTGGTGCCGAGCGCCGAGCAGTTCTCGATGGCGAACACGGGACGCCCCATCAGGGTACCATTCGGCGAAGCGGCGAGCCCGTTGGGCGGTACCCAGAGCGGGAATCCGCTGGTGCCGATGGTGATACCCATCGTGTAGAGCTGCGGGAAGATGCTCTGCGAAACGAGCCACACAGCATCTGCCTGGGATCGCGACCACAGCCTCGACCACATCTTGATGATATTCTCGGCAACGATTGTGTTGGCGAGCTGCCCCGTTTCCGCGGTCTGCGTGATGAGACACGGAGCGTTCATGATGCCGAGCGGCTGACCAGCGCCGGTCCCGCGCACGATCACGCGCTCCAGTTCCACGTCGAGCGCCTGCGTGAAGCCCTGCTCGGCCACGCTGGCGAGTGCCGCCGCATCCTCGAGCAGCTCGTCGGTCGCGTAATACAGGCCTGCGACTTTCTTGAGTGACAGCTCGATCTGCCTGAATTCGGGCTTAGTCGGAGTTTTGGCGGCTCCTTCACCCAGCCAATATAGGATGATGCCGCCCCAGATAGAGGTCGCCCTCGAAGTTTCTGCAACGGCGTTGAGTTTCGTGCCATTGCTTTTCGCGCCGATAGGGATTTTTGTGGTGCGGCTGACCACAGGCGACTGCTCGTACACCTTGTTGATGAGCCCAGTCGCGAAGTCCTGCTGCACGAGGAATCCGCCGTCGCTCGGTGACGCCTCGCCCATGCCGGTCGCGGCCCTCATGAGCCGCTTGTCCACAACCATCGAGGGGTCTGCGGCCCGCACGACGGCCATGAGATAGTCGCCAAACGAGTCGAAGCGCATCTCCTTCGGCGGCAGTCCGGGGTATTTGCGCTGGAGTTCATCGCCGCCCCCATGAAGTTCCGGCTTGATGGGTCCGCGCAGGGAGGTCGAGAGCTTGCCGCGCAGCTCGAACTCGGCCTTTTCGAGCACGAGCTCGCGGTGCAGGTTGCCCACCTCCGTCATGATTTCGTCGGCGCGGGCGCACTCCTCCGCCGTGGGCCGACGCTTCTCGACCTCGGCGTTCCGTTTCATGTTGTCCAATTCAGTCATCTTCCCGTCGATGAGGCGGGTCAACTCCTGAATCTTGTCCGCGTTGCTTCCCATGGTATCAAATCTCCTATTGCCATTTGAGGCTTTGCTTGAATTGTTCGATGCGAGCGCAGAACGCCGCATCAGTCTCTTGCGCCTGGCTGACGCAGCCCGACGCTATAATGATTTCGTCCGTGTCTTCGCAATACCAGAGGCTCTCGTCCTTGTTGCGGATCATGCGTACATGCACCTCTGTTCCCTTGTAGGCGGGAAAAGTCACGGGCGAAACATCGTATAAAACGACATCCTGAATCGTGCGCTTTACCTTTCCTGCGTCCAGCTCCTCATGCGTACTCTTCACGATGTTGAATCCGAAAGAACTCTGCGAAACATCCCCCCGCTTGATTAACGTCATCAAGTCACGCGCCCATGTCGTATCGGGAGGCACCACTTCATACCGCAAGCCTTTGTCATCCTCGCTCAGCTTGAGCGTCCCGCTTTTCATCCGACCGAGCACGTAATCGGCATTGTGATTCCAGAGCGCCCGCACGTCGTCTCGCTTGATCGCGTTGGCGAACGCTCCGGGCGCAACTTCTTCGTAATACCCGTCGAACAACTCGGTCTTGCGGTTGAAAACCGCAGCGTAGCCTGTAATCGTCGGCCATTTGCTCTCGTGGGATACGCGAATCTCGCAGTCCTCCGTCACTCGCGTCAACCGGATGCCGGCCGTCTCCCGCTTGTGACGCTGCACCCAGGCCGATGCCTCGTCCATTGACCACCTTGAGGCATCGAACGCGAAAGCCTGCGGGACCGTCCCGGCGACGGCGTTGTCCTTCTGCATCCCGATCTTGACGTAGATGCCCTGGTCCCGCGAGAGTGTGACCTCCTGAAACGAATCCTGCGCGAATGATTCCGCGTCTCTGACCGATATCCAATGCTTGTCAGTCATCGCTCACTCCTTCCCGCCGACCAGCTTCAGTTGCTTTCCTTCGGTGAGCGCTCCTTCGGGTTTCTTTTCTGGCAGCTCAGGCTCCGCGCCGAGCTGCGTCATGTTCAGCGGCTTCAAGTACTCATCGCCGCCTTCCTCTATGGGGTCCATGTTCTCGCGCCGTCGCACGTCGTTGGCGCTGAGCCATCCCCAGTTGCGGCCCACGGCGTAGGCGTCGTAGCGCGATTTCAGGTCGCCGCGCAGCAGAGCGTCCATCAAATGCTCGACATACAGGTTCTCAGCGCCGCGCAGGACGCGCTGATTGATCGCCTGCTCCCACCGGATCGCCCACGGGCGGATCGTGTCCACGACGTAATCGATCGACTGGTGCTCAATGTTGGTGAACGTCGCCCTTCGCAGATCCATGATCTTGTGCGGCGGAATGCGGAAGATGCGGGCAATGTCGTTGACCTGGAACTCTCGCATCCCCAATAGCTGCGCGGTCTCCGCATCCACGCCAATCTTCACCACGTCCATCGCCTCTTCGAGGATCGCAACGCGATGAGCTTTACTCAACCCGCCGTATGCTGCGTTCCATCGTGCCTTCAATCGCTCTGATGCCGCTTCCTTGAGAACTCCGGGGTGCCTGAGCGCAATCCTTGGGCTTGCGTCGTTTCGGAAAAATCTTGCCCCGAATTCTTCGGCAGCGAGTCCAAGCGCCACGGATTCCATGTTGTAAGTGATCGGAGAGTAGCCAACGAGTCCGTTGAATCCCAAGCCCGCAACGTGCAGAATGCTGTCCCGCGCAAATCTCACCTCCTCGCCCGTATCGGTCAGGCGATAGACGTACACGAGCTCGTTTGCTTCGTTGCGCTCCACCGTCATTTGATCCGGTCGCAGTGGCCAGAGTGCCAGGGGTTCGCCGCGGAGATTTTGCTGAATCTCTGCATAGGCATTTCCCCAGAGCAGTAGATGCGATTGTAAGCACTCGCGGAACTGCATCGCACCCATTTCGGGATTCGGCGCGTCATGCAGGAGCCGGTACGCCGGGTGCTTCTCGGCCCGCGTCTTCCTGTCGCCGTCGCGCCGGTACACGATCAGCGGCAGCGAGGCGAGGTCTTCTGAAATAACTTTCACGCAGGCCCAGACCGCGCTGTACTTCAAAGCCTCGTTTTCGTTGATTTCGAGGCCGGTTTTTGTCTCCGTGGTGGTCAGATTGAACCAATGGTCCGACCAAGCGTCTGGCCTGGGCCTCCGTGTTGCCCGCGCGAGCCATCGTGGCAGTCTCATAGGATCACCATCTCCCGCGTCTCGTACACGCTCTCGGCCGGCCCCAACA